CGGCGGAGGTGGATCCGGAGCGGCTGCGCGCGGCCGCAGCAGAGCGACAGCGCATTGCCGACCTGCACCGCAAACGGCAGCTCGCCAACCTCGATCCCGAGCAGGCGCCCATCCGCCACGGCCGACAACTTCTGTGACCACAGTGGCGATATTCGTAGAGTCGTACCACCCACCCGCCGACCACGTGACTGGGTTCCAATCGACCTTTGCTGCCGTCTCGACCCGAGAGTAGTAGTCAGCCTTATCGGATGGCATCGTCGGATTGTCGGCATTCTCAGCCGAAACATAGATATCGGCAGGCACCACTCCGTCGAGCAGGTACGCCTGGAACGTCAGGAACGCGAGGGTAACGTAATCACCCTGCGAGATGTTCGACAATCCTGTACGAAGCACAGTGAAGTAGTCATAGTTCACAGAATCAAGGTCACCAACGACTAAAACGCTGTCTCCAGATTGAAGCCCGGCCTGACTCGAAACACCCCGCTTAACCTCTCCGGCCGAGTAAACATCTTCGGGACCAAACACCCGAAGCGGATACGCCTGGAAGTCATCAAAGTCGTACTGAGTGGACGAACCCAGGGAATATCCGGTACACACTCCGCACGAACCCGCCTGGTCCCACAACCCGACCGTACTGTCAGTTGTGTTGAGCACGCCATCGACAGGGTTGGCCGCCATTCTGGGCCGGGGCCAGTTCGGCTCGGGCTGGCCCTCTTCCCACACTTTGCCCATAAGGCGGATGCGAGAGTTGCTCGGCTCTTTGTAGGCGAGAAAGGCGAGCCAGAACGTCTTGGCGGCGTTGTCAAGTCCGGCTACCGACTGATCGGAAGCGAGGGTGGTCCAAGTAGTTCCGTCGTACCGCACAATCTCAATACCGTAAGTGTAACTCTTCGACCCGAATCTATTGCACCGGAAGAAATAGCCCGAATTGTCAGAGTCGTCCAACTTGAGAAATACCGTTGGCGACGCCAAAGCGAGGGCGGCAGTATTTCTCTTGAACTTAACCAGGACCTCCCATTGGTCGTCCGTAAAGGTCGTGTCAGCCTTCATCAAGCGATACGGAATTGTTCCCGTTCCCGTCCCAATCGCCCGCCCTTGATTTGACTGAATTTCTTCAGTGGGACCGCTACTGAAAGAGCCCTGTATTGTCTCGTAAGCCCACGATCCTCCACCACTCAAGGGCCACGGGTCGCCATTTGTGCCAGTGAACTCGCTGTAACGGTTGGCCATGGCTACGGCCTCCCGTCGCCTCGCGCCTCACGAATCAACACGGCACAGGCAGCAATTGCAAATAACACGTCAGCCCACCGCATTTGGTGGGTCACATCGTCCAAATTACCCGGAAGCGTCCCGAGAAATTGCTGCGCCGCAGTGACGTTGGGCCGCAAAAAACCTTCAGGTGTGGGGTCAAGCAACAATCTAGGATAGGTGGTCTTTCGGCTCAAACTCAAATGGTCAACGTAATGCGTCTTAATCTCCTGGCGCATAACGCCAGACGGGTTCCAAGCATTCACCCGATCCACAATCTCACTAGAAATCGAAGAAAACTGATTTTGTAAAACTATTCCTCGGTCAGCCAATTTACCCCTGTAGTGGCGCAAGGTGTCGAGATGAAAGTCGATGCATTCGTCAAGCGTGCGCCCAACAGGCACGTCAATTCTACGACCAATAGTGGTTAGGACTGCCTGCCAATCGGCTAGGCCAGACTTAGGCACTTCAACCTGGGCAACGCAGTACCACCCGGCATCAACAACCATTCCGATCCCAAGCCCCCCAAAGTCCCGCACTTTATCGCCAGAAAGATCCCAACAATAAACACCGGCAGTAACCCCCCTGGCAAGTAAATGCAACACCGTGGGGACAACCTCTGGCCTCCGAGGATCATCGACACTACCGTCTCCCAATACTGGACACGGGACGAAAAACTCCACGTTAGCCTCCAGAACTCAAGGTTAACTCATAAGTCGTCTGTAAAGCATCTCCGGTTCCATTTAAGTTGATTGTGCTAAATCCTGAGCGGTCTAGCAATAACTCACTAGCATCTCCAACATCAACATGCGTAAATACACCATGTTCCACAATAGCAACCGCCCCATCTGGTGTATTTGTGCCAACAGTTTTATAAATATTGGCAGTGGCACCCTCAGTAGACGTACCGGCATCGTTGTCATCCCTCTTGCTGTCGGGGCTGTAATCCGTCGTCAATTCGGCCACCAAGGCGCTATCGCCAGCAGCCGGTGATCCAGCCGGACCCGTTCCAATTCCATGCCATTTGTAATCGTCAATGAGGTTTCCTGGAGCCCCCGTGATATCTTGCATTGCGTCAACTACGTGGCCCACAAACTCATCCGTCACCACTTGTGTTGAAATAAGTTCATAGTCAACTACATCCCCGCCCGACACAAACTTTTTTGCCCACAAGAGACCAAAAAATGTTGGAATCCCCCATTCAATAGCCTTGGCAATTTTATCTAATCCCCTGTGAATATTTGGCAGATTGCTATACTTCCACTCTTTCATTTCGTCTGACAAATTTTCCCTAGGGGACGAAAAATGCAAAATGTCACGCAACGTCATTTCACCGTTGAAAACCTTTACCTTCGCCCCGTCTAGTCTGTCCTTATCGTATGCCACAATAGGCATGGCATCACTAGCGATTTTGGCTACGGCCAACTTGCCCACCGGCTTTACAACTCTGTGCATTAAAACCTCCTAAATTCCTTTTCTCCCCCCGCCACCAAAGTCCGGAGACTCAATTCATATTATACCACTTTCGATTCAAAAGCAACGTCCTCATAATATTGCTTAACCTCTTCAGGCGTCGCTATTCTAAATCTTCCTGTGGCGATCAATGTATCCGCTTCCTCATCCGAAACAAGTTGATAAGGATGCATTTTTGTAAATTTAACTCTCGCGGCTGTAACATACGCTACACCAGATTTCATAAATAACGCCACCCTATTGTCGTTCACAGGCAACAAGGGGTCTACCAAATGGCAGACCCCTCATGCTCACCTACCTCTATTTAGTTTTTTAACTACGCACCTTAACGTTCTTAACGTGAACGTAACTGTCCGCATTCTCGATCTGGTTGGCAACCCTGATGTACTGAGTATACTCAAGAGCATCCTTCTTAGCCGCAAACTCACGATAGATCGTGATATCCCTTTGGATACCAATAATCCGGTTGTTGGGGAATGTCAATTCCACAACGCCGTGACTGCCAGACGCTCCACTGTAATCGCCCGATTCTGTTTCCTCCATCAAGGGAACTTCCATAAGGCGAATGCCAAACGGACGAACACCAGCAACAACACCAGAATTTCCACCGCCCTGAGAACCACCCAGTCCAGCGTTAATAATTGAATCCGCCAGACTAGAATTATACGCAGCCTGTAGTCCCGTATCTGAAGCCGCCGGATTCAGAGCCAAACTCCAAACGTAATCCTGAAGAAGCGAAGAACTCGTGTACCACGACAACTGACTTCTCCGCTGTAGGTACTTGTTAGGCAACTGACGCAAGGCAGCGTCAAACACAGAACGCGTTAGGTTAGCGCCCGCCGCATCATAAACAGTAGCGTCAGCGCGAGCCCGTATACGGAAACCGTCCAAAGACTTAAGCAACGGGTCTGTACTCGGAGTCGTTGCATCTCCATGAATATAAAGGTCCTCTAGGTCATTGGCTGTCTGCGTAGCCATTAACTGTGCTACATGATCCTCCAAAGAATCGCCAGCAATGTTGTCCTCAAGGCCTTCGGTGGTCAACTCCCAATCAAGACGAAGTTTCACCGTTGTTAACGTAATCTTTGAGAATGTCGGGTCAGCATTAACGCCATCGTCAACACCCTCTGTGGCCTTACGCATAATGCGAGTCCCGAGGTCAACCTTATCAATATCAACCGTGGGGCCACTCATTCTGACCACTCTGGCATCAGCAATAAGAACCGACTGCCCAACAACATAGTCAAGGAAACGATTAGCCTGTTCGGCACTAAGAATTCCACCACTGCCAGCGCCAATCTGCGTAGTATTTACGACCTTCTCTAATAGTTCTTTACTATCCATTTTACCTCCTATTAGGAATTATAGCCAAGACCCTTGACTACTTCCTGTGGGACAAAAATGCCCTTCCAGAAAGAATTGTCATCGTCCTCACTGGCTGTTTTTTCCACATCTTCATCGGTGTCCTCTTCATCTTCCTCATCGTCCACCGACTTTTTAATGGCGCCAGAGTCCTCTACCTTCTCCACGCGCCCCTCCATTTCACCGGCCGTCTTTTCAACTTCCTCAACCTTAGAAGAAATATCATCAACCGACTTTGTAACCTCCGAAATCTTCTCGTCAACCTGTTCGGTGATTTCTTCTTTCACCTTGGCCAGTTTTTCGTCCAGCACAGATCCGAGAACATCTTTTAGAGCATCAAGATCCATGTTCTCATTACCTCCATCCTGCTCTTCGGCTTTTTCAACCGCCTCTTCTTCAGAAGAGGCATCTTTATCTTCAGCCCCAGAGACTTGTTCTGATTCAGCATCATCCACTCCGCTCTTTTCAACATCACCATGAATGTTGATACTAACTGACGGGGTTGCCCCAACCAGCCTGTAGCCCCAATCGACCACGGTGCTGGCACTATCAGAATATGCATCGGAACTGGTTGAATTGTCACCAAAAAGCATGTTAGATACCTTACTTACGACACTATTTCTTTGTTCGGAAGTAAATTCCACATTAGAAATGTTATCATTTACTTCGTTATTTTGCAAATTATCCATATTTCCTCCAAAATATACACCACCTGGAACTGTTTTGTCTCCCGGGAAGTCATCAAATTCAACCACTTTTGTTACAACCTCTTCATCTTCTTTTAGTTCGAGTCCATAATGAAGTTCACCGTTATCAGCCATTTTGACCAAACCAATTGTAGCCACTGGATTACCGGGATTATCTACTAAAGACAATTCACCCAATTCGTATTTTGTAATTCTACGAATTTTCTTATTTCTCTCCCCATCCTTGACAACATCCTCACTCTTCTCAAGAATATTGCCACCAATAGAGAAAGCCGAAAGCGTTCCATCCAATATTTTTTGCCAGGTATCTTCAGCCCCCTTGGATATATATGCTTCTACCTCAATACCATCATATTCTTTACCAAGATAT